GTTTTTCAGTATAAGGATAATTGTTTCGCAAGTAAACTAAATATCTATTGTATAATAAAAGTGCTGTGTCTTTTGCTTCCATTGTGCTAATATATGCTAAATTATTTTATCCGACAACATATTGTCCATAACTTGGATTGAGTTCAAAGTACATTCGCATCATGATTGCGTCGGCAACGTCTGGACTAATTCCTTCGCGGTTCTTGATAACGTCCTTTGGTGTGACCATAAGTTTTCCTTCCACGTCCGCGCGGTGTCGCTTAATCATTTCTAACTCCTTCACGATTTGTTCTTTGCGTCCATTGACTAAAATAGTGAGCTTGTTTTCTTCAACGTATTGAGCCAATTTGTAGTAACATTCGCTTTTCAAATTTTGGTATTGCGGTTGTTTAGGTTTAGATCCGTTAAGAAACCCTCGGCACTTCAAAAAGTCAACCGTTCCCGCACCGATGCCGTCTTCATCGCAAACAATATCTTGAAGCAAAATGTTGTGTTCTTTGGCTACAATGCGAATCTTGTTCACTACTTCGTCCAACGCTGCTCTATTCAGTTCAATTATATCGATAATAGTTAAACCGTTCCAAACGCAAATGATTGTCCTGTCCTTTCCAAAACGCGCTATGTCGGCTGTGATATATTTCTTTCCTTCAATAAGTTCATTGCGGAACATACGAAGCAAATTGTCGGTTGAGAACAACTTGTCGCTGTCGTCGTCAAACTCCCAGTTGCCTTCCAGCAGGCGTTTTCGGTCGTACTCTGGAAGTCTTCGGAGCGATTCAATGTACGCTACCGGTAAGAACGGATTGTCTTGTGGTAACGCTTGAACAAATGCGCGGTGTGAAGGTAGTTCGTTCCTGTTGTTCTTAATGTAAAACTCGTTATAAAGCCAACCCTTCGCAGGATTGCACGATAAGAAACCTTTTGGAATAAGATTGAACTCGTTTAACTTAAAACGACAACGCGAATGGACGATGTTAACCGCCTTTTCGCTAACCTCTGAAACTTCGTCAATGAAGTAGTCTGTGAGCTCCATCGACCCAAGTTGGTCGAAGTTGGGGTTTGACGGATAAGTGAAAAGGTCTTTTAGCACTATCTCACTTCCGTTAAAGAACTTAATGATATTCGACTGACCATTAAAAACGTAGTGTTTGTTTGCTATCAATCCAAATTCTTCAGCGGTTTCAAAGAACGTGTTTAAGGTGGTCTTTTTTAACGTGTCTAACTTTGCACGACCAATAAGAGAACGCGTCCCTGCGTACTTCAAACGGCGTTGTATCTGCCACATACAACCGAACTTCGTCTTACCACCACCCGCCGCGCCACCGTATAACAACTGTTCAACGATGCTGTCCGTATTCAGAAAGTTCAACGCTTCAACTTGACGCGGCAGATATGTCGGTTTGTATGGTTGCATTAAAATAAACTTAATTGATTTTCTACAACTGGGTGAAGTTCGTCTTGCATTATCTGAACAATACGATCGTATTTCTTCAAGTCATTATTTTGCTTTACTTGGTGTAATAGCAATTCAAGACCTGCGTTGAACGCTTCGTCTTTTGTTTCGTACACACAATGTTCTGCGTGGTAAATTAGCGGTTGAGACCAACCTTGTTCGCGTCCGTGAAACCTTATTGAGTAACTCCACAAACCACGTTGAACAATAGCGGTACTAACTTGCGCTTCATAACCCTTGATACATTTGAAAGTTTTCAAGATAGGGTTCTCGCAAACACCTTGTTCGTTGAATGTGAACTGGCTCATTGCTTCGATAAATAAAGTTTATACAACTCGCGCATTCCTTCGAATGAAATTGATTCTTTGAGTAGCTGACGCTTGCGGTCACTCATTCGCTCAACCATTGGTTTATTTAAGTTCTGTTCGAAGTAAATGTTCTTGCGTGCCTTCGCTTTGCAAAGTTTGTATTCGTCGTCTGTGAACGTGTCAGCGGTTATGTACTTCGCTTCTTCGAGCCAACGCATAAGCGACACCGCACGAATCTCAATGACCGTATATTTTCCTTTCTTAAAACTTGCAATGTCCTCAGTCAACATTCGCTTCCAGCTATCATCGTTTACCGCCATTTCGTTCTCTTTTAATTGTTTAGATTGTTCCTCTTTTGATTCCGCAATTTCGCGTTGTATTTGCAGGTTCACCTTGTCGCGGTGTGGTTTGTAGTGCGTCAACACGTCGCCTATAAAAGACACGCTCAACGCACCGAAGTGTTCGCATTTCTTTGACAGTTCGTTCGCTGCGTTTAATTCGAACGCGAGGTTGAAGTGTTCGAACGTAACCCAACGAAAGTGTTTGCCTATAAACTCGTGCAACATTTGCAACAGTTGCGCTTCTGGAAGGGCAATGCCATACATCGCGCACACCTTCGAACAAAGTTTAACGAATGCAGGGAGTTCGTAGTCGGCTACAAATGCGCTTTCGCGTTCTGCACGATCAACCCTTTGTGTAGTTGTGAGCGTCGTTGTAGATGCGTTGCGCAGCATCGGAATCGAATTTTCCATTTTTGATTTTAGTTTGTTGGTTTGTAGTTACAAAAGTAGTTAAGTCCCATTTACGCACGGCAGCCTTCCAGTCTTTCATTTGATTCCTTCCGACCTTCCAACCATTCGCCTCGTAATGTGCATGAAACTTTTCGGTAAACGCAAGCGCGTCTTTGTCATTTAGTTTTTCACACGCGTAGTCGTATATTTCAACTACTGTTGGCTTGACGAAAGGACATTTTTTGTCCTTTGCAATTAGCGTTGGAGCGGTTGGAACGGACAAGCGAATAAGTATGTCGTTTATCTTTTGTTCATGTTCCTGAACCTTCGCTTCGAGAATCTCGATTCTCTTTTTGAGTTGTAAAATTAGCATCATGTTTTATTTTTTAGTTAGTCCCAACCTTCGCCTTTCGCGTCGTCGTCTGCGTCGTCCCAGTCTTGACAGTCGAAGCACTTTTTTATTTCTCCATCGTCGTCGATAAGTTCGTAAGCTTCCTCGTATGTTGGAAGTTTTTGATCCTGAAGAACAGCGTTCACGCGTTCGTCTAGTTCTTTGCTTTCGCAGTTGGGACAAAAGATTAATTCACTTTTCATTGTTGTTTGATTTTAGTTATTTGATTTTAGATTTTTTCTTTGCACGAAGCGTTCTTTGGTGTTCAACGTGGTCGACAAATTTAATAAAAAATTTCATTGGTTTAGCATAACCCATTTCGGAAAGTATAAAACAAATGCGTTCCACGTTGGCGCGGTAGTATTTGTCCCATTCTACTTGTGCGCTCGCTTGCTTTATTCCGTGAAGGATTGTCGCGTGGTCTTTCTTGTACCGGTCACCTACGTTCTTCAAGGTCAAGACGTAACAGGGACGAACAAGAAAGAAAATGATTTGTCGTGCGGTTACTATCTCGCGTCGTCTTGTCGTCGTGTACAACGCCTGCGAAGGAACACCCAACACGGAACACGTCACGTCTTCGAGCGCACTCCAGAACATATCTCGCTCGTTCTCCATTTCTTTCTGCATCTGTATTTGTTCTGCGGTTAATCGTTCGTAGCGTGGTGTTATCATCGTCCACAATAACTCAAAACGTTCCATGTGTCTAAAAGGAATCATGTCGACTATTTCACTTCTGATTTTCTCGTTAGTCATTTTCCTCGTTTATTAATTTGGTTGGTGTGAAAGTGCTGAATACTTCTTCGCGTGACAATCCCGTGTGTAAGCAAATGTTGTTGAAGTCTTTTATTCTCATTCGCTCTGGGTGCGCGACGTAAAGTCGTGCCGTTGGATCGCTGATTCGTAACGCTGTTTTGAAGTTCGTCAACGTCTTGAAGTTAATCTTGACAAGGCGACCGAATGGAGTCTTGTATATTTCTTTGTTCATAAGTTAAAAATGTAATGATTCAATTAAAATGTTTTCGCTATAATTAGTATCTCCGTCTTCTGTTTCAAGGTCAATAAATTGCATTCCATTTCTAAAATTATATTCACCCCATTTGATTTCTCCAGTAGCGTAGTTTTTTACAATCTCTGAAATGTCAAAATCAACGTGTTCATCTCTTGAATCTTTTCCCATAAATCTTCTATCGTCTTCAATTTGATCGTCTTGACGAATCATGTTTTCACGAATTGATAAATGGTCAACTTCATAGTGTGCTAATAATTCATAATTCTCACCATACATTTTCATTCTTCTTTCAATGTTTTTTGTCTTACCATATTTCCATTGAATTTCTAAACGTTGATGACCATTAAGAGGATTAACCCAAACAACTGTTTTTTTGCAACAATAAATATATCCTTTTTGTGCTTTTGATTTCTTAAAGAAATACTTCAACCATTCGTTCATAATTTGAAAAGTGATTTTACCACGCGTTGAATGAAAGTAAGTTCACGTTGTTTCGCTTTCATTGTCGGCACTGGTGTTGTTGTCTTTGGTTTGGGTTGGCAAAATAAAGTCCTTTGCTTAACAATAGGTTTTCCTTTATAGCTTTTAATATAATTGCTTTTTTCCTGTTGAAATAATGCGTAACGTTCCGCACGAATGCGTTCAACTGCTTTAAACGTACCGTCTTTTTCTTGCCAAAATAGACCTGCTGAACGTAATGGATTTACATATCCGTTCGAACCGTTCATAATTCTTAAAGCTTCGTTTGGTGTTTTGCCTTCATTAACTAATGCGCAAAATTGTTTTACTCTTTCAATGTTAAATGGTTGTGCTGTTTTCATTGTTTTATGTTTTTTGATTGTATGGTTTATTATTCATTAAGTGCCATATAAGGCGCTTATGTATGAGATAAACGCCTTTTATAGCATCTTATTCATTTAGAACGGCATGTCGTCCGTGTCGTCGTTTGTTTGTTTTGGTTCAACTAATCCACTCTTTTCAAGCATTGCTTTCGCTTTGTTCATTTGATCCGCAGCGCGGTCTAATCGGTCGCTAAATTGCTGCGAAGAACTCACCTTGTTTTGCAACCACTCTGGAAGCATCTTAAAGCGCAAGTCGAAGTCGTCGTTTTCGAAGTCAAGAACAAACGTTGCGTTCACCTGAGGTGGACAAGTCATTCCTTTGACAAGTGGCGACGCTCCTTTTAAGTCTGCGTAGGTGCGTCCTGTGTTCGCTGTGCGGTGCATAACGGATACCATTGCTTCTTTCCCTATCATTGTTCCAACGTTAAACTTTGCAGCGTCAGAATCGCTTAACGATTCGCCTAGCCAGTTTTGAACGAAGGCACGCAATGCGCTCTTTTCGTGCATCGACAAAGTAAAGTCGCGACCAATTGAGAACGGTTGTTCGCCTTTGCCGAAGTCAGCGGTTTCAAGTGGTAGTTCGAAGACTAAGCGAACCTTGTCGACAAGTCTGTCTTCGCCTTGGAAGGTGTCAGGGACAGTTCCGATGTGAATAATTTGATAGCAGCGCGCTACGTGTGTTCCTGCAGGAACTGTTTGTCCGCCGCCGCCGTTGTTTGTTTGTTGTGCAATGATGCTCATGTTGTTGTTGTTTATTTTGTTGTTATTGAATTGATTTAGATATTGTTCGAACTTTATAGCGAGTTCTTCGTCGCTTTGGATATGTCTCAACTGGCTATCGTGAATGTCGGATTGTTCGTTTATCCGTTTGAAGTAACCCATTGTTAAACTTTGTCGTCAAAGATATTCACGTCGAAGCTGAAACTGATTCCGTCCTTTTCTAAGTTGACGTATTCAAGGTCGTAGTTCGGTTCGTCGCTGCGAAAGAAACGGCCGCGCAAATGGATCGTGAACATATTGTCTTGTTCGTCGACAAACACTAAGTGTTCCTTTTCTGCGACGTCAAACCAACCGGTATGTTCTTCGTGGTAATTAAGCGCAATTGATTTGATTCGTTCATTCAAGGTGCGAATGTCGTCTCCGATAAAGCAGTAGTTAATTTTTGGACAGTACATAGTTATTTTGATTTTAGTTGTTGCAAATGTATTCAATTAAGTTATCGTTCCAACGCGCTTCCGAAAGTTTATGACATTTCTCGATGTTGGCGCTTATCTCGTTGTGGCTGTAGTTGTATGCGTTAGCTGACGAATAAACGCAAACAAAGTTAGATTTCTTCGTTTGGGGGTGTTGGTAGTTCTTTGAAAGGCGTTCGGATAAACTTGTTGAGTACTCGCTCAAGGTCGTTAATTCGCGTTTCAATATAGGCGTCCCTATCCAGTACTCCAGTTCTCTGACTACCGTAGTAATTTTGGGCAATAATGATTGCGTCTTGAATTTCTTGAAGGTCGTCCGAGAAAAGCATAGGAGATTTGTAATACTCTTTTTCATTGTTCATTTTGTTTTTGGGTTTTAGATTTCTTTTGATTCAATTATTTCTTCGCGTGGTGTTGCCGAGCGTATGCGGTCGTATGCAGTTTTTGCATCTTCCAAAATGTTGTACGACATGTGAAACTCTCCGTTTACTTTGATGACATAGTACATATCGGTCAGCGTCGTCTTTTGAATTAGTTCTACTTTCATTTGTTTATTGTGTTTGGTTGTTGTTCTAGTTGTCTTGTTTGTTCGTCAATCGTTCCTGCGATTAACATTGCTCCGAAAAGAAGCGCGATGTAGAGTAGTTGTTTTTTCATTTTAGATTTGATTTACAATTATAAGTGTTTCAGGTTTGTTTCCTTCTGAATATGCTTCGTCGTAGTTTGGACTTACTTCAAGACCTTTTTCAGAAGCGTGGCGAACCATACAATCAACCGCTTCTTTCTCAGTAGCGAATGTGAATTGTTGAACTTGAATGTTGTTGTGGTAAAATGTTACTGTGTTCATGTTGTTTTGTTTTTGATTATTTGGTTTTAGATTATAATATTTCAAAAAGGCGTGTCATTGTTTGCATTGAAAACTTGTAAATCATTTCTCCGTTGTTGCGGTTAACTAATTTCTTTGCATCTTCTAAAGTGAACCAAGATCCGATTGTTGTTCCTGTATATTTTGCTAATCCTTCTGAAGTTAAGATTCTGTATTGTAGTTTATTTGCTTTCATTTTGTTTATCTTTGGTGTTGTTGTTAATTGTTTGACAAATATATGCTAAACTTTTGAGATAGCAAGAAAAAAATGAAAATAAATTGAAAATAATTTATAACTAATTGAAAATGAACGTGAAAACTTTTAAGAAAACTTATAAAAAAAGTGTTGTGAAGCGTAAAATTGCACCTGAAAGCGAAGCGAACCAACAAGAGATTGTGATAAAATACCTTCGCTTAGCATATCCGCACGTTCTTTATTGCGCTTCCGCAGGTGGAATGAGGACAAGTTACTTGCAAGCAATCAAAATGAAGCGTACTGGATACGTCAAAGGGTTTCCCGACCTATTCATTTACGAACCAAACGCAGACTATCACGGCTTGGCTATTGAAATGAAGAAAGAAAAGGGTGGTGTTGCATCGCCAGAACAAAAGCGTTGGCAGGAACAATTAAGAAACAGGGGCTACGCGTCTTATATTTGTAAAGGAAACGAAGAAGCAATAAAAGTAATAGACGAATATTTTAATGGGTGAAACTTGACCACTACATAGAAGGGCACTACAAACACTTCAAAGAGTTAGCGTACAACATCGCTCGCAAAGAACCATTTTACGAGGATCTATTGCACGACTCTTTACTTTCTATGTTCGGTTCAAAACATATCGAGAACTTAATTGACACAGGTGACTTCGAGTTCTACTTAATTCGCGTTATGTATTTGTCAGTTAATTCACCAACGTCGCCTTTCTACAAACAAACAATCGCGTGGAACCGAAACCGCCGCGACTTCAAAGACTACGCGCACGAAGTCGACAAGACTTGGTTAGGCGCACGAATGACCAACGAGCAACTGGATATTCTAATTAGTCGACTGAGCGAGTTTGAACGGTTAATCTTTCAGGAGTATATTTTAGAAGACTTCACATACCGCGAGCTGTCAAAACAAACAGGAATACCAACGACGTTCCTTTACAAAACAATTGATTTAATTAAACAAAAAATAAGAGCCAATGTTATTCGCAAAACACAATGAGTACAAAAGACGTCTTGACATTTGTCGAGCGTGTAAATTCTTCGAAGCATCAACGCAATCTTGTGGCCCGTTAATTATCGGAGCGGACGAAGAAATAGAAGTTAAGTTCAAACGCAAGACGATTAAGTTGTGCGGGTGCGTTATGCCGGTTAAAGCAAAACTTGCTTTCGCTTCTTGCCCCGCGTCAAAATGGGACGGTGTCTTATCGACTGAGGAACAAATCGAGTTCAAACGTTTCTTGCTCGATATGAAGGCGCAGGGACGTTTAGAACAGAAAGACATGTTGAAGTTCTATTCGTTTAAGGACAAAGCAACAGGAGCGTTCAACGAGCGTTCAACGTGTCCGCCTTGCGTAAAGAAAGACATCAATAGCTTTCTTGAATCGATGAAAGATGTTGACGTGAGCATTGATTAAAGATGCAAGTGAAAGTCTTGTAAACTCAATACGTCCCCTCTGAGGTTGTTGTTGACGTCGTGCCAACGCATACCACTCAAAAAGAAATCGACTGTCTTATTTGGCGTAAAAACGCGGAAGTGACCGTGTTGGAAGTGATAGTATGTCATCACATTATCTTTCTTGTAATTAGTAAGCAATTGAATGAACATTTCTTGCTTTGCTTTCTTGTTTATTTTACTCATAATTTTAATTAGTGGACATAGAAAGGTTTATGGGTGAAAAGACATTAAACTCGCATTTATGCCTTATCATTAAT